TCGTTTCCTTCCTCCCCCTGATGGTGAGGATGATTCTTTTGTTCAAGTCTGGAGTCATGCTTTCCAAGGCCCTGGTGGATGGTATATTGAAAACTCTCTGACTACTCTTGGGCGTAAGGATCCAGTGTCGGAAATGAATCGTGAACTCTGGAACACTGGTAACAAGTCTGATCAGGAAGTAGTTCGTCAACGTAAGCGTAAACTGTCTTACTACAGTAACATCTACGTTGTTAAGGATCCTGCACACCCCGAGAATGAGGGTAAGGTATTCCTGTTCAAGTATGGTAAGAAGATCTTTGAAAAGATCACCAGTGCTTTAAAACCTGAGTTTGAGGATGAAACTCCCATTGATGCTTTTGATCTCTGGAAGGGTGCAAACTTTAAACTGAAAGTTCGTATGGTTGATGGTTATCCGAACTATGACAAGTCTGAGTTTGATTCTTCTGCAGTTCTTTCTAATCTTGATGATGAAGAACTCGAATCAATTTGGAAGAAAGAATATTCTCTCAAGGAGTTTGTTGCAGAACAGAACTTCAAGACTTACGAACAACTGGAGACTCGTCTCAATAGTATTCTGAATAAGAAGAGTCAACCTGTTCCTCGTGATGAGTCTTTTGACAATGAGGAAGAGGATCTTCAACCAGTGTCAACTTCTCGTTCTACCCCTGCTCCTGTGGTAGAAGAAGAGGATGATGATACTCTCAGTTACTTCCAACGACTCGCTGAAGACTGATACCAAAATCACTTTTTGATTTCAAAATAGTCGGAAAAAAATTTCCGGCTATTTTTTTATTATATAGTTTTTTTTGTTGACTTGTCTACGAATTGAGAAGACTCAGTATATTTCATAATACTCTTTATGTCTGCAATTACTGTAGTTAAGAATTTGGGTTTTAAGACAAATATATTTCTTTTATCTTCGTTCAGTTTTACTTCATAATCATAGTTTGTGATCGGTGTTAAGCTTGATGTTCCTGCAGTAACAACCGCTGATCCGTTGAAATATGAAAAACTATAAGTGCTGTATGATTCAGTATTCACTATAATTCCTTCTTGGCGAATAAGTCTATTTTTTCCATCTCGAATTTCAGTTGTTTCATAATGTTTTACTTGAAATCTTTCTTCAGTGGTATATTTTGAGTTTAAATATTTTTCAAATGATCTTTGATCAAGAGGCCATTCATCTCGAACATTGATAATATTATTTGCAAGTAAAACAACCCAATCAAATTCTGGGCTTCCATAGATTTCATTAGATACGTTATCTGGCCTATCATCACCTTTGATATCGTATTTGTCAAAGAAGATGACAACATTAAAAATGTCATCTCTAATTTTTCCTCTTCGGAAAAGATTTGTTACCTTTGCGGTATCAAAAGCCGATCCTTTTTGTTGAAGAGATCTGTATAAAATATTTGGAACGTATTGAAAGTATGCCATCTTAGTAACCTACATCGTCTAATGATGAAAACTCATTATAATTATCTCTGAAGATTGGAACCACTTCAGTAAAACTCATTTGAATACCAGTGGTGATTGGTTGTGATACATCATTATTACCATCATCATAATAAGAATTCCAATAATTTCCTCTTGCTGAGTTATCTACGTTAAATTGAGTCAAAGCGCAAGGTTTGAACTTATTCAATGATTTAAAAGGTTCATTTGAATCTCTACCTTTTCTTCTATACTCTAAGAAAAACACGTTTGGGGTTGACAGTAAAAAAGTTGATTTTTGAGCTGCCATGTTTTGTTTAAAGAATCTTACAATTCTTCTGATTTGTTCTCCTTCTTTTCTTGATCTTGGTGTTAAAGAATAACTGAAACTGAATTGTCTTAATCTAGGCCCTTTATATAAGAGTTCAGCATTCGGATTTGAAATACTACCAGTGACTCTTGCTAAAAGTTCATTTTCATCAACACTTAAACCAGTAGTTTTTTGAACTACTTTTAGTTTTGCAATATTTGCAATATAACTTTGAAATTCTTCGCTTGCAAAAGCATCACCTAAATTTTTAAGCTGATCTGGAATACCTGTTGCGCCTTGTAATGGATTTGTCAATGCTCCTACAGCATCAGCAAACCCACCAACCGCTGCAGCTGTCAATGGATTTAAGAATGAATCTCCCCAGTTTGATCCATTTACATCTTGAACTTGCGCAGGTATGGGAAGAATGACAGTTCCAATTTCATTTGAAGTTCTTAACCCTCTCAATTCATTTTGAGTAATTTTTCCATAAGCACTTTGCAATCCTCCTGCAAATGTTCCAGTTCCTGAACCACCTCCTCCTACTGACAATGCATCTTTGTTTGGTGGTGTATATTTAATTGCAGTGATTTGGAAAAAATCTTGAACAGTATCCCTCAAATCAATAGGATATTGTAAAACTCCAAAACTAGTTGATGCTGATGTTGAAGTTGTTGATGTTGGAGTAGTTCCAGTGCCTGTACTTTCTGTTCCAGTATTTGCAGCACTTGTGGATGAATCACTTGCAATGGTAGACGCAGTTGGAGAGACTGATAGTGACATTCTTACAAGGCTCCAAATATTGTTTTGTATAAGTTTTTGTTTACAACTTTCAATGAATTTTGTAAAGCGAGTTGAGTTGTCGCATCATTAACTACGGTTGAAAATTCTGCACTTGTTGGATCTAAAAGTGAATCATTTTTTTCAACACTTAAAATCTGCCCTGCCGCTGGATTATTGGAATCCGATTCATAAGTTACATAGTATGATCCAATATTAATACTCACTTTTTTAGTTGGTAAGTCTGCCATTTAAGTTTTGTCTACCCAGCCTTTATTTGAATCAAGTAGTAATGCAGAACTCATAAATTTTTCAGTTGGAAGATCTGAAACTTCCTCCCAATATTTTTCAGGAACCTTTTGAAAATTGCTGCACCCTGCAAGATAATATGTTCGATAGCAATTCCTAGGTATTGATGTTGCATCTAGTTTATTTAGAAGAGATTTCGCAATTATCTTTCTAACTTGAGGAGATGCGTGATGAAGATTGACTCCTAAAAACATAGGCCCTTTGATTTCCATAATGAAAGCCAAAGGATTTCGATCATAGACTAATCCTTTTCTTGGTTTTTGTGGAACATATCTGAAAAAGTAAAGTTGCCCAATTGTTAACCCAGCAGTATCTTTAGTGCTAGAATCAGTCTTTTGAAATTTATTTAAAGAGTCACTAAGTTGTTTTGCATACCAATCTGCAGTTTGATCTTTCTTTCCGGCTCTTTTCTTAATTTCTTGGGAGATACTCATATGCCTAACTCATCTTCGGTGAGTATTTTAAATTCCCATAGTCTATCTTCACAATAATCTTTTGCTGCATCCCATTTGGATTGATTTTTTGCATATTCATAAACCTCCTTAATCCATCCTTTTGTTCTTTTCTTTGGATTTACTGGAGGGCCAATCACTTGTTTTTTGGGTTTGATTTCAATGACAGATTCTATGACTTTTTTGTTCTTATCAATATACTTGATATAGAAGTCTGGAAAGTATCTATGATATTTGTTGTCTACTGGAGACTTATATGGAATACAAAATTCTTCAGAACTCCATTGTATAATGTTCTCGTTCAAGTCAAGATATCTCATGAACTTCAATTCCCAGGAACTTCTATAGATGATGTTTGTAGGATCACCTTTATACTTCTTATAATTTACTGGGCTATATTTTCCTTTGAGGGGTTCTGACATCTCTTATACATACTATAGGATCTAAAACTCTATTTATCGGATGACTAATCCAAGAAAACTAAAGTATTCTATTAATGATGTTAAAAATATATTTTCTAGAGTATCTTTAACTACAGATTTTAAGGTGACTTTTGGAGACTTTCCAAATAATACCAATAATGCAACTTATACCTTAAAAAATCATTTGAGTGATGCTGGAATTCTTGGAATTGATGGTGATGGGCAGTTTATAGAAAAACTAGAATTGCTCTGTTTCCAAACAAGTCTTCCTGGATCTACTTTTGATGTATATCAAACAATAGGAGATCGTCAGGGGCAATCTGAAATATTTCCAACTCTTAGAGATTTTGGAAGACAAATTACATTAAATTTTTATGTTGATGATAAACATAAAGTGATCCGATTTTTTGAAGAGTGGATAAACTATATGAGCCCATTAGTGGGTTCTAAAGGTATAGTTGATTCCACAAATCGAGGGCAAAATAAAAATAAGAATCCTTTGTCTGCAAATAATGTCAATAGGTTAAGATATCCAATCACTTATAGAACAGACTTTATGATTACAAAGTTTGAAAGGGATATCGGATATAAATCATCCATAAGTGATTATTTTTCTTATCAGTTCATTGGTGCTTTCCCATTAGCTGTTGCACCAATGAGAGTTTCTTATGGAACCTCAGACAAATTAACGGTGTCAGTAACTATGGCATACCAAAGATATATAACTATAAACAACCCAAGTTCATTTTCATAATCATTCATGACTTTACCTGTTATTGCTACACCAACTTATGAATTGGTTTTACCATCCAACAATAAGAAAATTAAATATCGCCCATTTTTAGTTAAGGAAGAAAAAATTCTTCTTCTTGCAATGGAATCTGAAGACTTTAATCAAATCAATACTGCAATCACCGACGTTTTAGAAAATTGCATTTTGACAAAAGGAATTAAAGTCAGTGAACTTCCTATCTTTGATATTGAATATTTGTTTTTGAATCTTCGTGGTAAGTCAATTGGCGAATCAATTGATCTAATTATTACCTGTGGTGATGATGGAGAAACTGAAGTTCCATTGACAATTTACATTGATGAGATTGAAGTTCAAAAGAGTGAAGATCATAACCCAGATATTCAACTTAGTGATCAGATGATTATGAAGATGAAGTATCCTTCATTTGAAAGATTTATTAAAGATAATTTTAATAGAAATAGTAAGGAAGATTTATTAGAGTTATCTTTAAAAATTATTGCTTCTTGTATTGAAATGGTTGTTGATGGTGAAGAATGTTGGGCTGCAGAAGATTACTCTGAAGATGATCTTCTTAAGTTCTTAGAAAGATTAACTCCAGTTCAATATCGTGATATTGAAAAGTTCTTTAGAACTATGCCAAAACTTCGTTATGAGACAGTGATTAAAAATCCCAACACTGGAAAAGAGAATCCTGTCGTTTTGGAGGGTTTATCTGATTTTTTCGTCTAAGTATTGCAAGAGATACTTTGGAAAATTATTTCCGTGTGAATTTTAATCTCATGCAATACCATAAATATTCATTAACGGAAGTTGAAAATATGTTACCTTGGGAAAGAGAAATCTATCTTGAGTTGTTGAAAGAACATCTTGAAGAAGAAAAACGTAAACAACAAAAGTAATGGCGATTTCACCGAGATCTTTTTTCAATAACGACACTGCAATGATTCTTGCAAGTAATGCTCAGAGAGATAGAGCAGATGCAAAGTTGAGTGCAAATTTTCAGATTCTTGGTTCAAGTATTATTCGATTGACATCAGAACTTGGCAATTTTTCAAAGTTTATCATCACTGGGCAACAACAAGAGAATAAAATTTTAGATTCTTATGTTGCAGAGGTTCAAGCAAAAAAACAATTACCAGCTTTGTCTGGAGAAGGCACAACTTCTGCTGCACGATCTATTGTTGGTGCTTCAACAATGGGTGAAACTCCTCCAAGTATACTTGGTGCTAGAGCAGGTGCTGGTGGATTGGCTGCAATGATTGCAGGTATTATAGCTAGTGTGGGAACTGATACTCCAGGTAGTTCGTCTGGAGGTGGTGACGGCGACGGCGGTGGTGGTGGAAATTATGGCAGTGCAGGGGAAGAAGCTGTTAAAAACTTTGCTGCTACTCAGGGATATAGTCCAGAAATGACAGCGGGACTTTTATCAACAATAAAAGCAGAATCTGGATTTAATCCATACGCAGTAGGAGATAGTGGAAATTCATACGGATTATTTCAATTTAATAGGGCTGGAGGAGACCGAAGAACACCATTTTTAAATTTCCTTGAAAAAAGTGGAGTTAAAGATCCGCAAAAATTATTTACGGATGAAAATAATCCAAATAGAGAAAAATATAAAGATAAGGTATTTAATCTAACTCTAGAATATATGATGAAAAAAGAAGAAGGAGCTCAAATCGCTAGAGATTATAGCAAAAGTAAAGATCTGAGAACTATTATGGGTGGTTTTGAGGATATTGAAAGATATAAAGGAGATCAATCAAGATTACCAAGAAATAAAAGAAATAATCCAAAATATAATGACAGACTGGAAGATGCTCAACAATATCTAAAATCGGGTGTCGCAGGAAAACCAATAGCAGCAACTGTCACTTCTCCAACATCAGGAACACCTACATCAGTTTCTCCCACACAACAATCTCCTATGGTGAGGACTGGGAAAGCTGAAGATACTACTCAACCTGCCAAGAATATTAAACCATCAACATCATCTCAAGTTGCTTCTGCAATTACTCCAACTACAGAATCTTCTGCACCCATGATAGCTATGGTTCCTTCTGGTGGAGAACAACCATCCCAACAAAGTCTTGCACCAGCAACAAACTCTGTAACTGCATCAGGATCTCCAAAGTCAAATCACTGGTTGTCTGATATTGCAAGATTGAATATGGGAATTGCTGTGATGGGAGCATAAGAGATGTCAGTTCAAACAATCACAAAACTTACACAAAAAGTTGAGAAACTAACACCCGTAATTACTAAGGCTGTTAGAAATAATCAAAGATTTCTCAAGAAGTTTATTGAAAATGAAAAGGAAAATAATTTACAACTAAGAGATATTTTAGCAAATACTAGACAAAATTCTGCATCTTTTCCTGGTGGAGGTGGTGATAACTTTGAGGAAGTTCAAGCATTAACGAATAAGATTTCTTATCAAAAAATGATCATTGATCAATTGACTGAAGATGTGCAAGAACTTCAAGAAGAGAACAATCTTGCTCAAGAATTCTTAGGTAAATTAGATAAAAAAATTCTTCTTGCTGCATTGGGTGGTGCTGCTCTTACAACCATTCCTGGAGGGGATCCAGGCGGTGGCCCTGAAGGAGCTCCAGCAACCCCAGTTTCAACTGCTGGGGGTGTATATTATAATCCTCTTCCTAAAGGATCTTTTAAGGGTGGACCTAGCCAGGTTTTTGGTGCTCCAAGAGATGATGATGGGGATGGAATACGAGATAGAGATCACGCGGGAATTGATATTACTGAAAGTAATTATGATCCAAAATCAGA